AAATACGAAACAGTTGTTCAGACAATAAAAAGAAATTTTGTTTTGATGAAGACGTATGGATGGACGCTCATATAGGAGAAAGTTTTTGTGTTTATAATCAAAAAAATTGGTAATTAAAAATTAATTATTATATTTGTGGAGGGGTTTGCGGAGGCATCCCAGTAAAAGGTTCTGCGTTATTCCTTTCCCCTCCTTTTTTTAGTTACAAAACGCAGATTAAAATAACGCAAGGATGAACGGTTACAATTTGTTGCGGGATTGGTATAATTATAAATTTTCCAACCCATCGAAAGTAAAAGCAATACATTCAGATATGTATTGTTATTTAATTGACCTTTGGAATAGATTAGGTCAAAAACATGAGTTTGGATTACCTACTACGGTAACAATGGAAGCTCTCGGTATTGGCTCTTACAATACTTACAAAAAAACATTTCACGATTTAGTAGATTTTGGGTTTATTAAATTAATTGCAGATAGTAAAAATCAGCATCAAAGTAGAATAGTTGCCCTATCAAAATTTGACAAAGCAAGTGATGAAGCACATGACAAAGCACTTGATAAAGCACATATCAAAGCAACTGACATAATAAATAAACAAGAAACAAAGAACAATAAATTTATAATACCAACTTTTAATGATGTTTTAGAGTATTGTATGCAGAATAATTTAGAGGTTGATCCAAATAGATTTATTAATTTTTACGAGTCAAAAGGTTGGATGGTTGGTAAAAACAAAATGAAAGATTGGAAAGCTGCTGTTCGAACTTGGGTAAAACCTAAACAAGAACAAATTATTGACCCATTAGTAGAATACGTTAACAAACAACTTGGATTATGAAAGGAGATGCTACACAATACTTACTGGACTATAAACACGGAAAAATTAAAAAGGGTTATGGAATAGATTGCTTTTTGGACAATCATCTTAGATTTAAACGCAAACAGCTTAATATAATTTTAGGGCATGACAACGTAGGTAAAACTTATTGGATTAATTGGTATTTTTTGACGTTGGCAGTAAAACACGAATTAAGATTTTGTATTTGGAGCGGTGAAAACCAAAAAGGACAAATTTTACGCGACATGATTCAAATGTATTTAGGGCAAAAGTTTTCAGAAATAGACGATAAAAAGATATTAAGCACAGCAACTTTCATTGAACAGTATTTTGATTTCATTCCAAACGATAAACTTTACACTCCAGCAGATATTTTGAAGCTGTTTAAGGATAGCGATTGCGATGCTGGATTAATAGACCCGTTTACTGGACTTGATCGCCCTATGACTTATGAGGGTAATTATCAGTTTTTAAATCAGGCAAGGCAATTTGTAAATGAATCAGGAATGACAATTTACATAAACACACACCCAAACAGCGAAAGCGGTAGGAGCGGTAATTTATATAACGATGGACATATGTGGAAAGGACATCTTAAACCACCATTAAAAGACCATATTGAAGGCGGTAAGGCTTTTTTAAATAGATGTGATGATATGTTTGTTATTCATAGGCTAATAAAACACGAAACAATGAAGTATTATACTATGGTAAACGTGGAAAAAATTAAGGATATGGACACAGGTGGAATGCATACGAGGTTGGATGAACCTGTATTATGTGAGTTCAATAACGGATTAGGATTTAAAATTAATTCAGTCAACCCGTTACAATCTGTAACCGTTTCAAATAGCTTTCCAGCTAAACAACTTCCTTTGATTGAACCTGATGTAGTAAACGGAAAAGAATTACTTTCGTTTAGCGAAAAGATGAAACAAAGTAAAGGCGATGTTCCGTTTTAACCAATTTCCCGAAGTGGGGAATATGGTTTTTAATTGTGGCGATTTCGCCATAAAATGTAAATTATAACAAGCAAAAACACGAATAAATGGACGAACTGACAATTATAACTGGCAAAGTAAACTTAGACACTACTTATTTAAAGATTAAACTAAGCCTTGAGGAAATAAAAGAACGTGCTTCAAATAGACATGACTTAATAAATTCAATGGAGCGTAGTTTACATGATCTTCAACAGGTGAAAATAAGCTACGATGCTATGGAAAAGGAATTAAGAACAGCACTGCAACAGAATTTTAGACTTGAAAAGCTATTAATGGAGGAGAAATTCAAAGTAAAGGATTTAGAAGTACAATTAAAAACTAAAAATTATGAATTATGACACAAAAAGAAAAATGTGAATTAGCAATAGAAAGAGGTTATACTTATGATAGTGAAACAGGATTAGTTTATAATAAAAAAAATAAACTTATAAAAGGAATAAATAGTAGGGGATATTGTCAAATAAGCATGAAGGTTAATAATAAAACAATTAGTTTATTAGCTCATCATTTTGCGTGGTATTGTGTAAATAAAGAATGTGTTGAAGAGATAGACCATATTAATGGAATACGCAATGATAATAGAATTTGTAATTTAAAAAGCGTTACGCGTCAACAAAACCAATGGAATAGAACAACAGCAAAAGGTTATTGTTGGAGTAAAATACAAAATAAATGGCATGCTCAAATTAAATTAAATAAAAAAACAATTTATTTAGGTTTACATAATACTGAAAAAGAAGCAAGAAACGCATATTTACAAGCCAAAGAAATATACCACGTAATATGAGATGCCGTAACTGCAAAGAGAAGTTTGAGCCTATTCGCTTCAACATGAAATACTGTTTAAAAGATGAGTGCGTTCGTGTTTGGGTAGAATCCGAAAAGGCTAAGACTTGGAAAAAGACGAAAGCTAAAATGAAAAACGATTTAGAGACAGTCCAGGAACTAATTAAAGCTACTCAAATAATTTTTAACAAATATATTCGTCTTAGGGACAAATCGTCCCCATGTATAAGCTGTCAAAAGAAAGCATTAAAAGAAAATGCTGGGCATTATTTCAACGCAAATAACCATTGGAACGTTCGGTTTAATGAAATGAATGTTCATCTACAATGTGAACACTGCAATACCTATCTTTCGGGTAACCTAATTCAGTACCAACGAAACTTAATACATAAAATCGGAATCGAAAATTATCAGCAATTAGAAGTTGAGGCAAGAAAAACACGAAAGTTTACAAAAGAGGAATTGAAAGAATTAATGCAGGTTTATAAAAAAAAGATAAAAGAAATGTAGTTATATTAAAAAGAATAATTAATTTTGAATCAACAATTAAAACTTAAATTATGTCAGTAACAAATTTTGAAGAGTTCACACACGAACTTACAAGCGAAGAAATGGAAAAAGAGCAAAGAATTAAAGCATATCAATTAGGTTACGATACAGGATATAAAGTATGTGAAATGAAATTTAATGGGTTATTTAAATCAGAATAGAATGAAACAGACAGCAGTAGAATTTTATGCGGAGCAAGAAGTAAAATTAACTCTTGACTTTTTAGCAAATAAAATTAATCAAGTAGAGTATGGTATCAAAAGAGTAAAGTTAATTGAACAAGCCAAAGAAATGGAGAAAGAGATGGTAATTGATTTTGCTAAAAAGTTTTCTGATTTTAACGGTCTTACTTTTAATGAACAAAAGGTTTCTAAAGAATATTTAGAAAAATTTTATACAAATAAAATAAGTAAAACTAAAAAATGTGATTGGTGCAACAAAAGAAAAATAATTGATAATGGATATTGCATTGGAAAACTTGAAAGCAGCAAAACTGATAAAGAGTTTTTTATTTGTGTTGATTGTAATTTAAAACATGACATTGTTTAACCTTTAAATCAGAATAGAATGAGCATAACAAATTTTGAAGAGTTCACACACGAACTCACAAGCGAAGAAATGGAAATACTGCCAGTAGTGGTACACGGCTTCCGAAACTACAAAAAGGCGAACCCAATTAAAAGTGAATTAATAGTAACCCGAATGAACGAATATCTAAACACGAAAGGTTATAAAACTAAAATGAATGGTCCGCGTTTACGTAAAATGGTTAACTATATACGTACAAATGGCATTATTCCTTTAATAGCTACGTCTAACGGCTACTTTACAAGCGATTGTAAGCAAACTATCGCTGAACAAATTAAAAGCCTTCAGGAACGTGCAAATAGCATTGAACGATGTGCGCAAGGTCTTAGAAAATTTTTATAACGGTTCACGGCTTTGCGTTAGTGCCGTAATAGAATTACTAATGCTCATTAAATTACAAAAGTTGATATGAAAAACGAAAGTTCAAAACAAGCAAAAAAGCAGGCATTACGCAAAGGCGATGTTAGCGGTTCGGGCATTGATTGGCAGTATTTTTTTGGTGGTAGTAGTGGTAGAACTTTTGACCGCTATTACAAAGCAGAAATTAACGGCAAAAGAGTTGAGAAACACGCTTCAAATCGTGGAGTAAAATATTCAATAGGCAATATTGATGAAGCTAAGAAAAAGTATAAAACAGAACAAGAGTTGTCGGATGCGTGTTTTGCCTGACCGCTAACAGTTGTATAGGCGCAGTTTTAATTGCGTTTATACTTTGTTATAATAAAATAATTTACATATTTTTTTATTTATCTATTGTTATATTAAAAAGAATAGTTATATTTGTCAAACAATTAAAATTTATATTATGAAAAAGTTATTAGAAATTCAGGCAGAATTAAAATGTCCAAAGGGAAGTTTAAACAAGTTCGGTAATTACAGGTATCGTAGTGCTGAACAAATATTAGAATCAGTTAAACCATTGTTACATAAACACGAAGCGGTTTTAAGGCTAACTGATGACATTGTTCAAGTAGGTAACAAATTGTTTTTAAAAGCAAATGCTACATTAACTATTGATAACGATTGTATTTCAGTAAGTGGATGGGCAGAACTTGGCGAACATAAAGGAATGTCAAGTGAACAATGTACCGGCACAGCTTCAAGTTACGCACGTAAATACGCATTGAATGGTTTGTTCTTAATTGACGAGACTGAAAGCGACCCTGATTCAAAAGATAATAAGAAAGAAGAACCCGTAAAGACGGAAAAAAAGCCTACGATACAAGGTGAACGCTTTTTAAAAGCAGTTGAAGCAATTAGAGCAGGTGAATTTACAGCTGAAGAACTAAACGCTAAGTTCGAATTAAATGAAGTTCAACAAAAAGCATTATTACTGATATGACAGCAAATGAATTAAGACTTGGAAACATAATTATGTTTGCTGATTATGATGGTATAGTTTACAGAAAAATATCAGCAATTAAATTTAATGAATTTGGTTTATATTCAGATATAGATGGAACTAATTTTGAAATATGTAAACCCGTGTTAATTACAAAACAATGGTTATTAAAATTAGGCTTTGAATATAGTGATTTTTACAAAAATTATAAAATTAAAACAGGGCAATATTTTAATTCAATTAAATATAATAATGAGGATTGTGAATGGTGCTATAATAATGATAGTTCGGATGCAGGATGTTATTATGTTTCTTCTATTAAATATATTCACGAATTACAAAATTTATATTTTGCAATAAATCAACAAGAATTAATTATCATTTAAATTACAAAATAATGAAAATAAGATGCTCACAAATAGGAAAACTAATGACATCCCCTAAAACAAAAGGGGAGTTATTATCTAAAACTACAAAGACCTATATTCAGGAACTTGCAATCGAACATAAATACGGAATCCGTAAAGAGTTTTGGAGCAGATACACTGACAAAGGTAACGAAGTAGAAAACGATGGAATCGAATTGGTTAACGATGTGTTGAATTTAGGCTTTATTTACAAGAATGAAGAGAATTTAACCAACGAATGGATTACAGGAACACCCGACGTAAACACGAATGAAGTTCTTTTGGATGTTAAATGCAGTTGGGATGCTACTACTTTCCCATTTTTTGAAACCGAATGCCCGAATAAAGATTACTACTATCAGTTACAAGGTTATATGTGGTTATCAGGTAAAGATGAAGCGTTACTTTGTTATTGTTTAGTCAACACTCCATTTCAAATAGTTGAGGACGAGGTTAGACGCGAACATTGGAAACAAGGTTTAATTGACGAAAGTTTGGACGTAAGAGACTTTGTACAGTCGAAACATAACTTTGACCATATACCAAAAGAAAAGCGCGTGAAAGCCTTTAAAATAGCAAAAGACGAAAGTGTAATAGAACAAATTAAAGAACGAATAGAGTTAGCACGTGAATATTATAATAATTTAATCCAAGAATTATGAAAAAACTTAAAAGATTATTCGAGTTATATTTAGGCTGGATATTTATAAACGGTAGAAAGCAAGAGCAATGGAGAAATTATTTACGCAAAAAATATAAAAAATGACAGACAAATTAACATTAATGGGTTACTACAAAAACTTAACAAGAAATCAAATAGTACAGATTAAAGAATTAAAAAAAAACCGTGTGTGGTATGAGATAATAAGACAAGATGAAAAGAATCCAATTAATGAGTTTTGTTGCACGGTAGAAAGGTTTAATAATTTATATATAAAGTCAAGATAAAAATGGAAAATTTAGCAAAAGTTATGGTAGTTCCTATGGACTACGACGAAAGAAGAGAAAGAGTTATTGAAGCAATAATTACGTATTTAAATTACGATGCTGTTTCAGATGAAAGATGGCATTCGCCTTTTAGTGATGAACGACAAGCAAAAGTTCGTAAAGACGCGGAAAGAATAGCAGATATAACATTGGAGTATTATACATTAGAATTAAAATAAAATGGAAAAGAGAGACAATTCAGGAGCGTTATTCACTAACGACAAAAGAGAAAAGGAAACGCATCCACACTATCAGGGAAAAGCTACAATTGGTGGCGTAGATTATTACGTTTCAGCATGGATAAAAGACGGACAAAAAGGAAAGTTTCAGTCATTAAGTTTTAA